ACATATACGGCAGTATATGCTATAATAATAGTGTCAGAAGGGCGGTACAAAAAAGCCCCCGACAGAAAGAGGTAAGAATTATGAAGTTCGCGAGCATCAAGAAGGGCATCCGCATCACCGAGGAAATGAAAAAGAAGCTGGCAGCCAATTGGTTCTGCGAAACGAAAACGTACTGCTATGAGCTGGTTTACGGGGACGAAACGATGGATGGCGACTACGAGCGCAGCATCGTTCGCTGGAAGAAAGGCGAAGAGTACAAGCCTTCCGAAGTCGTTGCAACGCTGGCGTGAACAGGAAGGAGGAGCAAGCACCATGTCAAACGAAGAAATCATCGTCAAGTCCGCCATCAGCGCGGGAATCTTCTCTGAAGAGGAAGCCGCCGCCTACATCATGAACGGGTTGCGCCTCCCGATTCACACCTTCGCCGAGTGGAAGAACCACGGGTACATGGTCAGAAAGGGCGAACACGCCGCGCTGACCGTGAGCATCTGGAAGCCCAAGACGCGCAAGAGGAAAAAGGACGAAAAGACCGTTGACGCAAAGGAAGAAAATAGCGGGTTCTTCCTGACGACCGCCTACTTGTTCACCAAGCAGCAGGTGGAAGCAATCAAGCCCGCCTAATCGCAACAAAATGCCGCCTGTGAGCCGTTGGAGCAATCAGGCGGCATAATTATGAGCAAAAACAAGCAAGCCGTTAGAACGCGAGATAGGTGGCATTGCTGGCAATGGCAAAAGAAGCAAAAACATATAGAAATAAAAAAATGAGAGTTATGAGAGTAATTTTCGTGCTATAATGTAAAATGTAAAAGCAGCAAGAAAGACGTGAGCAGTGATGCAAGCGTCTTTTTTTGTTGGAAGAGGCGACTATGGAAGTGCTGCTCTTGCCTCTTCAGCGGCGGGATTTATGCGCGATGCGCTTTGTTGCGTTGGTGGGGACGCGACGGACGAAGAGGAGGAAAAACCATTGCTCGACTGGAACGGCATCAAAATCGTCGAAACGGATTGTATGCTGCCGGTTGACCGCGTAAAACCCTACGCGAGAAACGCGAAGCGGCATCCGCAGGAGCAAATCGACGAAATCAAGGCAAGTATCAAGCGGTTCGGAATGGCCGACCCCATCGGCATCTGGGGCAAGGAAAACCTGATTGTCGAGGGGCATGGGCGGCTGGAAGCGTGCAAGCAGCTCGGCATCCCCACAGTGCCGTGCATCCGCCTTGACCACTTAACAAAGGAGGAGCGCAAGGCGTACACACTGGCGCACAACAAAACCAACATGGACAGCGGCTGGGACTTTACGGCGCTCGACCAAGAGCTGGCGGAAATCGTTGATGTTGACATGAGCGAGTTTGGTTTCGGTGCATTAAACAGTTTCATCGAAGAAAACGAGCCTCCGAAAACATTTAAGGAATTTACTGGGGAGGAAGAAGTAAAGCATAAATGTCCGAGGTGCGGATATGAATGGAACTAATATTTATTCCGTTCCTTCTATGAAAGAAATAGATGAAATTCCGTGGAATGGACATAATGTAGTGAGCACATTCTCCGGCGGTGGCGGTTCTTGCCTTGGGTATAGAATGGCGGGTTACAAAATTCTGTGGGCAAATGAATTTGTCGAAGAGGCTCAAAAAACATATCGCGCCAATCATAACGGCACATATCTCGATACAAGAGATATTCGAGATATAAAGCCGGAGGAAATTCTTGAACAGATTGGACTAAAAAAAGGCGAGCTTGACTTATTCGATGGGTCGCCTCCGTGCTGCGCATTTTCTACATCGGGAAAGCGCGAAAAGGGATGGGGAAAAAAAAGAGCATATAGTGACGGAAAAAGCCAACAGATAGAGAACCTTTTTCTTGAATACATTAGAATCCTAAATGGATTACAGCCAAAAACATTTGTAGCTGAAAACGTTTCAGGAATGGTAAAAGGAACGGCTGTCGGATATTTCCGCGAATATATAAAGTGCATGGAGCAGTGCGGATACAAAGTAAAATCGCAGCTAATCAATGCAAAATATTTAGGTGTTCCGCAAAGCCGCGAACGTATAATTTTCGTCGGTGTAAGAAACGATATAGGAATTATGCCTTGCTTTCCAAAGCCCTATAATTATATTGTGCCGCTTGGGAACGCATTAAAAAACATTACAAACGATGAAAAAGAGATAAAGCAGCTTATCGAGGATGCGAATAAATACAAATGGGGAGAGATACTAAAAAAAATACCAAGAAATCCCCAAAAGCCTATATCTGGTGCTGCCGTCGCAAATGGTTCATACTTTAATTTAATAAGAGAATCGCTCTATGCGCCATGCTCGACGATATGCCAGACAAACGGAGCTCCCAGCACAGCCGGGAATTGCCACCCGGTAGAAGATAGAAAATTTACAATAGCGGAGCTGAAAAGAATAACAAGCGTACCCGACGATTTTGTTTTAACTGGAACATTTGCGCAGCAATGGGAACGTCTTGGGCGTATGGTTCCGCCTATCATGATGCGTGCAATTTCAAGCGCAATAAGTGAGAACATTCTCGAAAAGCTATAAAAGGAGAAAAGCAATGAGCGAAATTGACAATATTATTCCAAAGGAAAAATGGCAATTCGGGAGAGATGTCGCGGAATGCTTCCCCAATATGCTTGAACGCTCCATTCCGGGATATGTACAGATGCGCGAATTAACATTTGCAGTTGGCGAAAAATATCTCAGGGAAGACGGGAAAATATCAAATATTGTTGATATTGGATGTTCAAACGGATTATCTATTTATCCGTTTTTGCAGAAATACGGAGCGCGTATTCGGAGTTTCCTTGTTGATAATAGTGAGGCTATGATTGAAGCAGTGAACAAGGAATATTCTGGCTGGATTAGCTGTGGAGCAATGCAGACGTATTGTTGCGATATTACCAAGCAATATCCACAAACAATTGCTGACTTGACGCTTTTGGTTTTGTCATTGCAGTTCGTACCAATCGAGGAACGTCAGCAGTTACTGAAAAAAATTTACAATCACACGGAAAAAGGCGGAGCAATCATCCTTGTTGAAAAAGTACAAGGAGAAGATGCGGAAATGGACGATTTGCTGACGGACTGCTACTATGCACAAAAACGTGCGAATGGATATTCCGATACACAAATTATCGAAAAACGCAGAAGTTTAAGAGGCGTTCTCGTGAACCTGAAACCTGAATGGAATGAAGAGCTTTTGAGAGGCGCTGGATTTACAAATATTCAGATGTTTTGGCGACACCTGAATTTTTGCGGGTGGGTTGCGAAAAAATGAGCGACGACTTTAACCTCGACATCCCGGAAATCCACTTCCCGGACACAATCGAACTTGACGACGATATAGACTTCTCCGTCGCTGACTTCTCCATCGTAGACGAGGAAGAGCAGACGCGCATCATAAAGCCAAAGATGGCAAAGTCGGCAATCTACAACAAGGCAGATTTTCAGTACGCACGCGACCTTGCCGCAAAAATTTGTCTGGAACGCAACGCACGGACTACCTGCATCGTTCCGGGCAATTTCATTTTTGGCGACTTGCCAGAAGCGCTTGTGATGTATCGCGGCATCGACCTCAAAACAATCTACTGCTCAACGTTGTCACTGTCGGAAAACAACGTGGACAGCTTCAAAAATCTGCTGCTTTTCCGCAACGTGGAGAAAATCAATCTGATGCTGTCCGGCTACTTCTACAGCCACTACAAAACGGATTTGATTCCGTACTTGTATGAGGAGCTGGACATCGACAACAAATTGCAAGTCGCTTTCACTAACACGCACATGAAAATCCTGCTGATGGAAACGCACAAGGGGAATCATTATGTGCTGACGGGGAGCGCGAATTTGCGGAGCGCGTCTTGCCTGGAACAATTCGACTTCGAGGAGAACGAGGAGCTGTTCAACTTCTACCGGGAAGCGTTCGACAACCTCATTGACAAGTACAAAACAATCAACTACACGAAACCAAAAATCGTAAGGGGGAATAAAGCATGGCAAGCGGTTCGGGGCGAGCGCTAAGAAACGGTTCTGCGCTGGCGAAGAAATCATCTGGCGCATACCAGCGCCGAGTAGCATACACCATCAACCGGCAGACAGGCGAAATCCGCAGGCAGCCCAAGAGGTGACATGAATGCCGAGAGGAACTCATCCTAATAGCCTTGCAAACCTGCAAAAGGGGAAAAGGTTCGGGAGCGGGAAGGACGGGGCGACGAGTGACGCGAGGAAAGCGCACGAAAAAGCAACGCAGGCGCGCAAAGCAAATTTTACCGTCAAGGAGCTGATGCTCAATCTGCTTGACGAGCCGTTGCAAAATGGCGGGACGTTGCGAGAAGCACTTGTGAAACGCACCGTCAAAATGGCAGCAGACGGGAATTTACCCGCTTTTCAATATATCCTGCGGATTATCGGGGAAGACCCCGGTGACATCGTCAACATCAAAACGCCGCAGTTGTCCGAGGACGCGAAAGCCGACATTGATAAGCTGCTGCAAGAAACGCGGGGAGAAGTAAAATGACGACGCTGACGCGGGATGAAGTGTGGAACATTTGGCGATACCATCCCGCCGCCGTCGGAAGAATGTGCGGATTCCGTGACTTAACAGACGAACTGCACGGACGCTGGATGCAGCACATCATCTACGGAGCGGACGATTACACGCTCCAAGCACACCGTCTATCCTACAAGTCCTCCTGCCTTTCCGTCGCTTTGGCAATGTGGTGCGTTCTAAATCACGGGAAAAACGCGATTTTCATGCGAAAAACAGACAGCGACGTTGTGGAGAGCATTGCGCAAGCGAAAAAGGTATTCGCGAACGAGGCTTTTTGTTACATGGCGCAAATCCTCATGCAGCAGGACGTGACGCTGCTTAAATCTGGCGGCAACTGCATGACGGTGAGCGTGTACGATTCGCCGCGTGGCGCTGACCAGCTAATCGGCATCGGCTGCGGTTCGTCCATGACGGGCAAGCACGCGGATTTGATTGTATGTGACGACGTTGTAAACCTTAACGACCGCATCAGCAGGGCGGAACGAGAGCGCACCAAGGGCGTTATACAGGAGCTGCGAAACATCGTCACCCGCGACGGGCGAATCGTCTTCATCGGCACACCGTGGCACATCGAGGACGCGTTCACGATGGTTGCGCCGCCGGAAAAGCACGATTGCTATTCTACCGGGTTGATTGCGCCGGAGAAGCTGGAAGAACTGCGGAAGTCAATGTCGCCGTCGCTGTTTGCCGCGAACTACGAGTTGCGCCACATCGCCGCCGAAAACGCGCTGTTCGACACGCCGCCGACGTTCACGCCGGAGGCGGAAAAGCTGCGGGACGGCATCGCGCACGTTGATGCTGCCTATGGCGGCGAGGACTACACCGCGCTGACGTGCGCAAAGCGGGACGGCGACACGCTATATTTGTACGGACGCTTGTGGCGCAAGCACGTTGACACGCTGATGGAGGCACTGCAATCGGAGACGGAGCGCCTCATGTGCGCCCCGATTTACTGCGAAACAAACGGCGACAAGGGATATTTGGCGCGGGAATTGCGCCGCCGAAACATGGCAGTACGCGCATACCCGGAGAAAATGAACAAGTATCTAAAAATCAGCACATACCTCAAAAAGTGGTGGGGGAATATCGTGTTTTTGGAAGGAACGGACAGGGATTATATCGCGCAGATTATGGACTACACCGAGGACGCGGAACATGACGATGCGCCGGACAGCGCCGCGTGCTGCTGCCGGATTCTCGACAGGAGCGGCGCGAGTTTATATGTTGGGGGGTGATACAGGTGTTTACAAAAATCACATGGCAGGATTGGCAGAACGAGCCTGACAAGGGAAAGGCGACGATGGCGGTTATTAGTGCATACAAGCACAGCGAGGATTTTGACAAGGCTGGAATCGCGCAACGATACTACGAGGCGAAGAACGATACAGTTTCCGCGAAAGTCGTGCTGCGAGCTACCACATCAGAATCGGAGCAAAAAACCGCCGACGGGAAAACAGTTAAGAAGAAGGGGACGGCAACGGAAGCAGTCCCCGGACAGCGCATTTACAGCGATTTTTTCCGCCGCTTTACAATGCAACAGGCGAATTATCTGCTGGGTAACGGCGTGGAGCTGGAAAACGACGCGATGAAGGGAAAGCTGGGAATCGGGTTCGACACGACGCTTGCGAAAATCGGACTGTATGCGCTGGTACACGGCGTTTGTTGGGGGTACTGGAACCTCGACCACGTTGAGATTCTGCGTGCGTACACGGACAAAAACAGCGGATTTGTGGCGCTGCTGGACGAGCTGACGGGCGAACCGATGGTTGGCGTGCAGTTCTGGCAGATTGGCGACGACAAGCCGCTGATGGCTCGTGTGTTCGAGCCGGACGGGGTGACGGTGTACAAGACGCGCGAAAATGCCTCTAATTTGGAGGTTGCGCAGGAAAAACGCGCCTACAAGCGCACATACGCGAGGGACATCACAGGCGAGCGCCTTGTGTCCGAGGAAAATTATAGCGCACTGCCGATTGTGCCGCTGTACGCGAACGACAAGAAGCAGACAGAGCTAACGCTGGCGATTCGTTCCAAAATCGACTTGTACGACATCGTTCTTTCCGACTTCGGAAACAATCTGGAAAAGGCGAACGATGTTTACTGGGTGCTTAACAACTTCGGGGGCAACTTCGACGAGGTCGCGCTGATGCTGGAACAGATTCACAGACTGAAAGCAATCGCGAACATTTCGGACGGCACGTCATCGAGCACAGTAACGCCGGAAACGTTTGAAGTCCCGTATGCCGCGCGCCAAACCGCGCTGGAATTGCTGGAACGGCAGCTATACCGCGATTATATGGCGCTGGACGTGTCTGAGCTGACGGGCGGCAGCCTGACGAACGTTGCAATCCGGGCGAGTATGGCGAATCTGGACTTGAAGGCGAACGCCTACGAATGGCAGTGCTTTGAGTTCGTGCAGAAGTTACTGCGGATTCTGGGCATCGAGACGGAGACAATCCGCTTCAAGCGGCAGACGATTGCCAACGAAAGCGAAATCATCCAGAACATCTACACCGCGCAGGGCGATTTGGACAAGGCGACGCGTCTGAAACTCAACCCGATGATTCTGTCAGAGGAAATCGACGACATCATGAAGCGTGGGGAGGAAGAATCGCTTCTTGGCATCCGCATGGCGCAACAGGCAATGCAGAAGACAGGCGAGGAGGAAGAAGATGCTGTATCTGATGGTGATTCTGCAAGTGCTGGCGGCGAATAACGTCGTCGTTCCGGGCTGGCTTTTGTGCATCGGCTGGTGGATGGTAGCGGTTCGACTTGTCTTGCGCATCCTGATTGCATTTTTTGACACTGGGGAGACGGGCAAGCCGTGACGGACGTGGAGCGCAACGATTTGCGCGAAGCCGCACTGCAAATGCGCATAAAGTCGATGTACCAAGAGGCGCTTGACATCGCCACGGAGCGCCTGAAAGACTTCTTGCGGAAAAAGCAGCAAGTGGACGAAGGCAAGATAAAGCCGCCCGCATACTACGACACGCCAGAAAAGGTAGAGAGGTGGAAAGCTGGTTTTCTCCGCGAACTTATCCGCCAATACCGCGTGGAAGAAGTCATTATGGAGGAAATCTGCAAGGCAGGGAACCGGGCAACCGACGACATCCGGAACACGATGGGCGACGTGTACGCCGATAGTTTAGGCGAGGCGCAAACCGTCATCGAGGCGCAGGCAGACCGCGCGGGTGTAAAGGTGTCGTTCGCGCAGCCCAACAAGCGCGAAATCAAAGCGATTTTCGCCGCGAACGAAACAGCATTCACGAAGCTGGCGTACAAGAATTTAGGACAGAACACCGAGATTCGCCACAAACTGCAAAACGCGCTGGCGCTGTCATCCACGCTGGGCGAGGACAGGAAGAAACTGATGAACCGCATCAGCGACATCACAGGACAGAGCGAGTGGCAAGCGCGGCGCGTGGCGCAGACAGAGCGGACGCGGTCACAGAGCCAAGCGAGTTACGCCGCGTCGCAGGAGGCAGCAGACCAAGGTGTAACGGTTTACAACAAGTGGTTCTGCCGATTCCAGAATAGCCGTGAAGCGCATATGGCGCGACATGGCAAGATGGCAAAACAAGGCGAGTGTTTTCCGAACAGCAACATCCGCTTTCCGGGCGACCCGAACGGCAGCGCAGCGGAAACAATCAATTGCTACTGCATGATTATACCGAAAGTCATCCTGTCCACCGAGTATGTGGACGCAGACGGCAACATCCGAAAGAAGGAAAAGAAATGAGCGGGTTCGTAGACCACACGCCGGAAATCAGCGAAAGGCTGAAACGCGCAATGGAAATCGGGCTTTTGGCAGTCGGGCAAGAAGCCGTCGGCATGGTACGCGAGAAGATGGTTACTGGCTATGAGCATAAAGTCTACGACACTGGCAACCTTGCGAGAAGCATCACCGCCGACATCGACCCCGATAACAACAGCGTGACAATCGGCACAAACGTTGAGTACGCGCATTATGTACACGATGGACACGCGGGACACGCCGTTTTCTTTCCCAAGTTGGGCGACAAAGGCGAGTTCCGCGTCATGCCGGGAGGATACACCCCCGGCAGACCGTTCATGACGGACACATTCGCGGATTCCGCAAACACGGAACGCCTTGTGGACATCATGGCGGACACAATCAAGCAGAATATAGACTAATTACAGCAATATCAGCGCATGGCAAAGCACCGCCGTGCGCTGTTTGCATATACGCGGAAAAGCAAAGCACCGCATTTCCGCAAACAATCAAAGGCGCAAAGCACCGCGCCCCGAAGCAAAGGAGATTGCATCATGAACATCCTCACCCGAAAAAACCTGAAAGCCCTGAATGTGCCTGATGAGGCGATTGACGCAATTGTGGAAGCCCACAGTGACGCAATCAACGACATCAAGGCGGAGCGTGACAAGTACGCGGAACAGGCGCAGCAGATTGCAGCGCTGACAACGGAGCGCGACACGCTCAAGCAGCAGCTTGCCGACGCGAAGAAGAGCGGCGGCGACGCGCAGAAGATTCAGGAGGCGTTCGACGCCTACAAGCAGCAGGTGGAAACGGAAAAGAAAACTGCGACGCTGACAACCGCCGCAAGAAAGCTGCTGACCAGCAAAGGGATGCAGGAGAAACTTGCCGACCTCGTAATGGCAAAGCGCGGACTGGACGGCATCGAACTCGACGACAAGGGCGCAATCAAGGACGGCGACAAGCTGATTGACGCGCTCAAGGGCGAGTATGGCGACCTTTTCTCCACGCAGCAGCAGCAGGGTACACCTACCACAACCCCGCCGAGCGGCGGCAATGCCACGCACGGCAGCGGACGCGCCGCAGCACTGGCGGCGAAGTACGCGCAAGATATGTATGGCGCAGTTGCGCCGGAAGGAGCGAACAAATGAGTTTTACCAGCAAGGCAACCGGGACTGTTTACCAGCCCGGTTATTTCCTCGAAAACGCGGAGGACGCAATCCGCGAAACCAAGCAGATTAAGCAGTCTGGCGCTACCACCGCCGAAAACGGCGCGAAGTACGTCAAAATGGGAACTGTTTACCCCGCGAACGACGGCACTGCCGTCGGCATCGTGTACGAGGACGTGGACGTTACAAGCGGCGATATGCCAGGCAGCGTCGTAACGCGCGGCACGGTTTACGAGAGCCGTCTCCCCGCCGCAATCAACAGCACCGCCAAGAGCGCGCTGACGGCAAAGGGCTTCTACTTCATCGCCGCCGAAGCCGCGACGGTTCGCCCGTACTAACGAAAGGAGAATATCATGCAGATTCCGTCTTTTGAGAACAATATTTTCGGTCTGATTCCCAAGGTGGAGTGGCTGGATGTTGGCTTCAACGTCAGCCGCCCGAACGACCCGGTTGACGCGCTGTTTCCCGACGAATACAGTGAAAATCTCGTGGCTAAGTGGCAGGAGATTGCCAACCAGTACCAGCTTCCCGTGATGGCTGACTTCCACAGCTTCGATAGCCGGACGAACATCGCCACCCGCATCCCCGTCGATACGCACAGCATCGAAAAGGGACTGATTAAGGTCAAGATTAACCAGTCCGAGCGTATGCGTGCGCTGCTGCGTTCCGGCGTGCAGAATGACGCTATGTACGACTACGTTATCCGTGACGGCATCATGCTTGCCGACCAAGTTGTGACGCGCACCAAGGTTGCGAAGAACGAGGTTTTGGCAACTGGCAAGATGACCATCAAGGAAAACAACCTCGACCTGACCATCGACTACGGCGTGAAGCCGGAACAGACGGAATTCACGTTCGATTTCAGCGAGGACGCGGACATCCCGGCACAGATTCAGTTTGTGTCTGACACCGCGCAGGAAGCGGGAACAACGGTTGACACCATCGTTACAAGTCGCAAAGTGCGGAATCAGATGCGTGCAAACCGTGCAATCCAGAAGCGCATCAACGGCACGTTGAGCGAGGGCGCATATGTGAGCAACGCCGCGCTGGATACGTTCCTTTCCACCGAGTACGGCATTAACCGCGTTATCACTAACGATTTGCAGTACGCCATTGACGGCGGCATCGGCGCGGACGGGCGACCGATTCGAACCACGAAGCGCTATTTCCCGCAAAACAAGATGACGTTCCTCGGCACGGGCAGCGCCATGACGCGCATCGGCGCGGGCTTGTGGGGACAGACCCCGGAAGAAACGGTCAACACCGCAAACACCGGGCTTAACGTCAATCAGTCCGGGCAGCACCGCTATGTGATGGTGTCGCAGTGGGTGGAAAACGACCCCGTTGTTCTGTGGACGCGGGCATCCGGCTTGTTCATGCCGGTTATCTTCAACCCGCAGAGCATCTGGATTGCTACCATCACGGACGCGGCGACGGGGCAGTTGACGGTTTCCTCTGCCGCCGGCACTGGCAAGGGCAACACGACGCTGACTGTCAGCCCCGCGAAGGAATCCAGCTCCAACCTGTACAAGGTGAAGTCCGGCAGCACTGCGCCGACTGCGACCTATGGGCAGAATGTCCGCACTTGGAGTAACTGGGACGGCACGTCCGACCTTGCGATTGCAACCGGGCAGAAGGTGACGGTTGCGGAATGCACCAGCGACTACCGCGTGATTCGTTCCGGCAGCGCGACGGTGACGGCAGCGACTTAATGGAGGTGGAAACATGGCTGTGACGCTGGAAATGGCAATGCGCGAGTGTAACAACTTTTTTGAGCGCTGCAAGTACACGGGAGAGATTCGCATCTTGGGCGGGAAAATCGTCCCTGACGTAGGTTCGCCCTATGTGTACATCAGCGGCAGCGCGCGGAACGACGGCGTTCACAGCCTTGTTTCTGGCGCAATGGAGGACGCGGCCGGGGAGGAAACTTTCGACGGCACGTTGTGGTTTCTGTACCCGCCGCGCCCGTTTATCGAGATTGCAAAACAGTGCGCGGAGTACGAGACGAAAAACCCGACGGGGGCTTATACCTCGGAATCGTTCGGGCATTACAGCTATTCGCGCGCAACTGGCAGCAATGGCGTTGTAACGTGGCAAGCGGCATTCGCGGACAAACTGCGACCGTATCGCCATATGTACACGGAGGTGGGCTGATGGCGTGGACAGACTTTCTGGATGACGCTTGTATGATGGACAAGCGCACGGAATCTGACGGCATGGGCGGCATCGTTGTCACATGGGCAGATGGCGCGCCGTTCCGTGCCGGATTCATCCGCAACAGCAGCACGGAAGCCCTGATTGCATATCAGAGCGGCATCCGCGAACTGTTTACAATCGTATTTTCTGACTTGCTGGAGCTTGCGCCGAATGACCGAGTAAAGCGCCTGTCCGACGGCAAGGTTTTCCGCATCACGTCCGATGCGCGGGACATGACAACGCCGGAGCAGAGCGATATGCACTTCCGGGAGGCGGACGCGGAGGTGGTGACTGCGTGATTGACTTGCAGCGGAAACTATACAAGTTTTGGAACAGCTTCACCTACGAGGGCAAGCCCATTCCTGCGTATGTTGAGGACGCAGTGCCGGAGGAAGCGTCTTTTCCCTATTTCGCGTTTCAATTGCAAGAGGGGGACGCATTCGGAAAATCTGCAATGATTTGCACGCTGTGCTGTCAGGCAGAAAACGGAAGCAACGTAAACTTGCAGCGTGCGGCAATCCTTGACGAGGTTCGCCGCGCTATTCCGCCGGAGGGAACTGCAATCTATTGCGACGATGGCTTTATCACGCTGTACCGCAACAATAGCAACTTCTTCCGCCTTGAAGTGGACACGACGCTCAAAAGCGTCTGCTATGGGCGGATTTACTACGAAATCGTGACTTACTACACCTAACAGGAGGTAACAAAATGACGACTGGTCTTCGGGCAAGCACATTTGAGAATCTGCAACTCAATGCCGGGATGTTTCTTGCCAACTTTGACTATTCCACCGCCACGGACGCGGCGACGCTGGGCGCGCTGCTGAAAACGGAGCGCGAAAAGACAAGCGGATCTGCACTGATTGGCGCGACGCGCGGCGGCGGCACGTTCGTCTGCACGCCCAACGCGCGCAGCATCGAGGCGGACGGCAAGCGCGAGGAATGGAAAGGCAGCAGCGTCAACGATGGCTGGACTATCAAGCTGACGACTACCCTGCTGGAAATCAATGCTACCAACCTTAAGCGGTCTTTCGGCACTGCCGACGTAACGGACACGGAGAAGAAGCACACTATTAAGATTCGCACCGATATTAAGGACGCAGACTATATTGAGAGTCTCGTCTGGGTGGGCGACACCTCGAAGGGCTATGTGCTGATTGCCATCAAAAACGCGCTGAACACGGCGGGCGCAACGCTGACGTGGACGGACAAGGGCGAGGGTACTATCCCGGTGGAATTTACCGCGCATCAGGACGGTCTGGAAACCGACGGATATGCACCTTGTGAGGTCATTTTCTTCGACCCTGCCGCCTAACAACACGCGGCAGGGTTCGCGCCCTGCCGCACTTTCGTGAATTTTGAGGAGGAAAACGCATGAATACCGCAACCGCATTTGAGCAGATGGCGAACGCCATTCCCTACATCGACAAGCTGGTAAATAGCAAGGAAATGAAAGCCTTTGTGGAAGAAAAGAGCAAGGGCGACGTTGTCGGGCGCGACATCCTGATGAAGATGCTTCCGATTTTGTACGCCAAGCATCCAAAGGAAACAATGGGCATTCTCGGCGCGATGCACGGCAAGACGGCGGAGGAAGTCGCAGAAATGGACTTCACGGAAACCGCCGCCATGATGGACAAGGACACTCTCGATTCGCTGTTTGCTTTTTTTACCTTTGCGCTTCGTCTGGGGTGCATCATGTAATCCCTGTGCTGTACAAGTACCGCCCTCGAAACGTTCACGCGCTGGGGGTGCTTCTGGCGCATGAAACGCAGGAGGAAGCAAAACGTTGCTACATGGCTAATATGGCGTGGATGACGGTGCTTGCTATCTCGTCGTTCGGCGGCGCTAATCTGGAAATCCCATCATATAGCGACGTTTTCGGCGAAGAAAAACATGAAACAAAGCAAAAAACAGCAGAGGAAATCTGCGACGATATTATAAACGGACTAATGGCGAGGGGAGGTGCAGAAGATGGCGGAAGCATTTGAGTTGTACGCAAGTTTTAAGATTGATACAAGCGGATACACGCAAGAGCTGAATAAGATCCGGCAGGAAATGCAGCAGTTTCAGCAAGAGCTAAACAGCCTTGCTATTCATCCGACGTTTGACGGCGGACGTTTCCAAATGGAATTGCAGCAAGCGCAGCAGCAGTCCACGCAAGCGACGGAGGAAATCAAGCGTTTGCAGCAGCAAATCCAGTCTTTGCAGCAAGCCGCAGACGGCGGCGGTTCTGGCGATTCGGGCGGCGGTGTTCTGAGCGGATTTTTGAGCCGCCTTGATGTGATTGGTGATATTGCAAGCGGGCAGTTCCTTGCCAACATGGCAGTAAACGGCATCAATAGCATTATCGACGGCGTCACGGGTTCAATCGACGAATCAATCGGGCTTGCGTCCGACCTTGTGGAGACGCAGAACGTTGTTGATGTGACGTTTGAGGATTCAGCGTCCACCATCAATAAGTGGGCGCAGGAGGCGCTGAACGCATACGGCATCACGGAAACCAAGGCGAAACAGTATTCGTCCACGCTGGGCGCGATGTTGAAATCTATGGGCATTGCCGATGACCAAGTGCTGCAAATGTCTATGGACATGGCGGGACTTGCGGCGGATATGGCGTCGTTCTACAACCTCGACCACGATACAGCATTTGAGAAAATCCGCTCCGGCATCTCCGGGGAAAACGAGCCCTTGAAGGCGCTTGGCATCAATATGTCCGTTGCGAACCTAAACGCCTTTGCCCTCGAAAAGGGCATGAATAAGGCGTTTGATAAGATGTCGCAGGCAGAACAAGCAACGTTGCGCTATCAGTATCTGCTGGAAGCCACGAAGGACGCTCAGGGCGACTTTGCGCGAACCGGGGACAGCTTCTCGAATGAGATGCGCAAGCTGCAAACGAACCTCGACCGCATCAAGACGGAGTTCGGCAAGGGTCTGCTGGGCGTTGTAACGCCCGCGATTTCGCTGCTCAACAACGTGCTGTCGGATAAGTCATACCAGTACACGACAGCCGAAAAAATCATGCAAGAGCGTGACGAATCAATATACGACGCAAAGGCTACCTATGCGCAGTCGCTCACAATCGTCAATTCCATGCGCAACATGGAGCAGGAGAGCGGCGAAGCTGTAAAGGCAACGAAAGCGTGGCAGGAAGCCCTCGAAAACCTCAAAAACGTCATGCCGGGACTTTCGCAATACGTTGATTTAACCTCTGACGCCATTATGGGCAACGCAGAAAGAATTAAACAGTATGTGGATACCGTGAATGGCGTGTCGCTGTATGGTGCACATGATACCGCCGTTACCGATGCACAAGCAGCAGTTGATGAAACGGAAAAACAGCTCGAATCCCTATATGCACGCAGAGATTATCTAAACTCGCTAATTGCGGGGTCTAATGCCGAAGAAGTAAAAGCCGCATATCATGATGTGGTAGAAAGTGCATATCAGTCCTTTGTCCGCACAATGGCTGGAACAAATGCCAACTATACGTTTGCCAACACATTTGACGAATTTTTTGCATCGCAATATGATGAAGTCGACAGGGCGATTCGCGGGGTTGGAGATTCTTCCATAAATCTCTTCGATTTCGGAGACATGCAAGCTGCGGCGTGGAGCAAGCTCACAGAAGCAATGAGCTTGCAAACATTCGATATCAGCGCCGCCGCCGGAGAATTGGAAGATGTTAACAGGCAAATCGAAGAAACTAACGATAAACTGAGCGAGAATCAGACCGTGCTTTCAAGGGCAACAGCGGAAAGGGAGGCGTACAAACGTGCACACCCGGCAGCCGAAGAACAGGTAAAATTCAACGAAGCCATCGAGGACGAGAAGAAAGCACTCGAAGACCTTAAAACCGCGCTGAAAGACGTGGATACCTACCGCGCGGACACGCTGAAAAAGGCGCAGGAAGCCTACAAGGGCGTTGCGTCTGGCATGGGCTACATGGTAACGCACACGCAGGAGGAAATGAAGAAGCTCCTCGATACCGATTACAGCAAGGAAAACGTGCTTAGTTGGTACGGCACGAATGCGGATGCGCTACACGCCTACAATGATGCTTTGCAGCAAGCCGAAGCTGCTGGCGTTGACGTTGGCATCTTGTCAGGGCTTACTACATACTCCCGCGATAACGATGCGTACCTTTCGCGTCTACTGAACCTAACGCCGGAAGAAATCAAGCAGCTAAATGCAGACTATCAGCGCGCCCGCAACGAAGAAAACGCGATGGCGGAAACCAAAACGCGGTATACGCTGGCGGACGATGAGACGTATCAGGCGATGCTGGAAACCGTGCAAAAGTCGCTCGAAGCGTTTAAGCAAAAGGACGCAATCGCGGCATACATGGCAGAAAATAACAGCGCGGTTTTGGCTGGCATCAACACAATGCGCAAGACGCTGGAAGCAGAAATTCCGGGCATCAATGCGCTTCTCGAACAGTTGGGGTTAAAGCAAATTGATTACGAACTGAAAGATAAGCCGTGGATATCCGATTACTTCGTTCGCGGAGATGCTGACCAGCGAGAAGAAGATATTGCGCACGAAAAAACAGCCCCGACGCTAAAAGAGCAAGCGCAAGCACGCCGCGCCCGCGAACAGGCACGAGCGCGAAGCGGCTATGCGGACATGATTGAGGATGGGCTAATGCCCGACGACATCAAAGCCCGCGCGCAGCGGTGGAATCGGCTTGTCGAAATGAAAACGCAGGAAATGAACGACATCGTTGATATTTTGGAACAGCGCATGGAGGAAAACCAGCATCAGCGGGAAGCCGAAGAAGCGGAGCAGTGGAATAATCGAGCAACAAAAGATATGCCGCCACTGTATATGATGGACACGATTATTGCCAACGCAGCGCACCCTAAATTTGTGCCGAATACATACATCGGCGCACCTTCGAGCGAACAGCAAGAAAAAACAACGGGCGGCAATTTTTTCTCCGCCATCGAAAGCGCCATTGACGCAGCAAAAGAAATCGAAAGCAGAACGATACAGGAAGGATTTGTAACGCAGTCTATCTTCAACACGCTTGGTGAAATGATGGAGAACTACAAGGAAAGCCTAAAAAACAACAGCGCACCAAACATCTTCAACAATGGCGACGGCGTTCTTTTCGTTCAGGTAACGAACCCGGACGAAATTGCGAACGCGGTTTCCGGGCTTCCGCCAACAACCATCAATAACACATTCAGCGTAGATGGCAAAACCGTCGCAACGGCGGTTGCGCCTATCGTCAACAAGATAATCGGCAGGGGCATCCGTGGAAATCTGATGGAGGTGGCGCGCTAAATGGTAACGCGATACCGCGCGTGGATGGGGGAAGAAGCGCTGGAAGACCTCGACCCGTCCATCATCATCATCGACATTTCGGAGGACGCGCCGAAGGAAGCCGTGACGACCGAAGCACGCCCCGGCGGGGGAATGTTCCTCACCGGGCAGCTTCGGCAGTCCATCACGGTAACAATTGCCGTTGAGATTCACGAAGCAAACACCATCCACAGGCAGCTTGTCCTCGGTAAAATCATGCGCTGGGGCAGCGGTGGACAGTACCTGCACACGTCATACCGCCCGGAACAGCGGTTATACATCGACAGCATCGAGGCAGCGAGTGTTTCCGCGCTCAAGTGGACGGACACGCTGGCAATCAAGTTGACGGCATATCAGCGCCCGTGGTGGGAGGAAGCAACTGTTTCCAAAATGGAAACAGTTGAAGCAAGCAAAAGTGGCATCCTGACGGTTTACAATCGCGGGGACGTGGCGTGTCCGCTTGAAGCGGTTTTTGTGGCAATCGACCCGCTGACAAACGTTGCAATCAGTTGCGGAAGCGAAAAAATCTCGCTGACGAATATCAGCGTAAAGACGGGCGAGGAAATCCGCATAGAACACGACGATAACGGCATCCAGCAAATCACGGCGGCAGGACAATCCGCAATGGGCAACCGAAACGGACAATCTGCCGATGAAATCACGCTAAAGCCCGGAATTAACAAGGTGTCGTTTAGCGGCGACGGGCTTTTGTCGCTGACAGTCACTGCGAGGGGGCGAAAATATTAACTACAAAGCATATGGCACACCGCAGGAAGTAACCCTAACGTCCAAAATAAAATGCCGTCTTGAGGTAAACCCTGATGTGGAAAATCCCACTGGTTGGCAGATGGAGGTCGGCTATCCAACAATCGGGAGAACAAAGGTCACTTTTCCGGTTGTTCTTCCAGCCGACGCAGTAATCACCTCCGCACGAGTACACGCAGATTTTCGGCGCGACCTTTGGGGCAATCAACAAAAGCAGGACGTAAACGATGTACACGTTGACGAGGCAGGATTCGCAACAGTAACACTTCCTGACGGGGCAAGCACCGTATCCCTTATTGTAACACTATCCTTTCAAATGTGGGAAAAAGTTTACACTGATACGGTTGAACGGACTTTTAACGTAGACGTCCGCGACATCTACCTCACAATCGACTATGTTTCCGGCATCATCCCCGACCCGGATGCAAGCAAAGCATACACAAACAACGTCCGTTTGCCGCGCCTTTTGGACAAAAATCTGCGAGAAATCAAGCGCTTGCGCCCCTCTTCGCTGTCTTTGTCGCTGACAATCGACGACATCTCCACCGCGAGTATGACGCTCGTGGACGGCACATGGATGGACGCAACGCAGTTTGTGGAGCTATACCACATCGGCGGCAGCGTCGGCATCTTCCGCTTGCGCTCGGACACGCAGACATACAGAAATTACGCAACACAGGAAGTCAACCTCGACCACGCTATTTCCACGCTGATGGACGGACTTCTCCCGGAGCAGCTAAAAATAGGCAGTGCATCAGTTGACGCGGTTGACGTGCTGGCACAGCTTCTCACCTACCAGCCGGAAACACGCTGGCAGATTGGAACGTGCGAGTTATCGCAGCACCTCACATACGATTTCGACGCAGGAACGAACATCTGGACAGCAATCAACAACGTCAAGAACTTGTCTCCCGCTGAAATGATGTGGCAGTACGACTTTTCCACCCATCCGTGGACGCTCAACCTCGTTAATATGCCAAATACCGTTTCCTGCGAAGCGCGTTTTAACGGCGCACTAACCAGCGCAACTGTCAGCACCGACCGCGACGACCTTGTGACCCGTATGTACGCGTACGGCAAAAACGGCATCACCGTTGGCACTGTAAACGATGGCAAGGACTACATCGACGCGGACACCATCGACGAGTGGGGCATCGTGTGCGGCAAGTACTCCGATAACAGCATCACGGACAAGGAGACATTGTTGGAAAACGCAAAGAAGGAATTGGCGAAGAAGAAGAACCCGCCAATTTCCATCGACGTTTCCCTTGTGGAGCTTTCCGCCATAACAGGATTGCCCTACGACCATTTCCGGCTGGGGAGCATCTGCCGGGTTGCAATGCCTAAATTCGGGCGCTGCTATGATGAGCGCATCCTGACACTTAACGCGGACAACGTGCTGCTTGAGCCGCAAAAGGTACAAGTCACCATGTCGACGGAGGGCAAGAGCGTCAGCGGCATCATTGAGGCGCTTGGCGGCAAGAGTGGACTTATTTCCGCAGGAACGGAATAAGGAGGACGCATGAATGAGTTAAATTACACTTGCAACCTGTCTGCCGGGTTGCGGATGACACCGCTTAAAGCGGCGCTCGTGCAAGGCGAAGCAAACGCCCACACGCTGAAAATCGCGTTTGAGAAGGACGGCGCGCCGTACAGCATGGATTCTGGCGCAACGATTGTCGGCAGCTTTATCAGGCTGGATAGCGTCGCAAGCACGGACGAAAACCCGACGATTCTTCTCCAAGGCGCGGTTAGCGACGGCGTGGCATCCGTGACGCTTTCCGCTGCTTGTTACGCTGTTATTGGGCGTTTCCGCCTGATGGTCACGGCGACGGTCGGCGAGGACACGACGGCTATCTTGTGGCTTGAGGGGCGCGTTGCGGCAGGGGCAACAGGGACAGTGTACGACCCGGATAACGTCATTCCCGACATTACGACGGTGCTTGCAAAGGTGGAAGACTGCAAAAACGCAGCGGCAAGCGCAAACGCAGCGGCAGAAAGCGCAACATCCGCAGCGCAGCAGTTTTTGGGGAAGTACATCACGGACGAGGAAAAATTGTTACTGCTGGAACTGCTGCAAATGACGGCATATCGCTCAAACACTGCCGCACAAAATTATAGCAAGCTATACGCAGCGTGGAAGGATGATGTATCAGCGCTTGAAGAGCAGCGCCCGCAAATCATCAGCGTTGAGGCGGACAAAACGACAATCGCCGTCGGAGAAAGCGTGACGTTCACGGTGACGCAGAAGAACGCGGCATCAATCCGCTTCATTGTGGACGGCGCAGTAAACGAGCGAATCTATGACGTTCAGCAGGAAACGATAACGTTCACAAAGCAGTTTCAATCTACCGGCAGCGGAACGCGGATTGTTGCATTTCAGGCGGTTGACGCGAGCAGCAACATCGGACTGGAATCGGATAGTATCATCATCACAATTAAGGAGGCGGCTCAAAATGGCGTGGAATCTAATCCGCAAGAATAACGGCGAGACTATCCACACGGACTATGTTGAGTGGATGTTGGATAACGCCGCCGACATCTCCAATGGCACAGAGCCGGGGAAGTCTGGAAGCATCGGAAGTCTGGCGTACACCGCCGGATTTGGGTCGATGTGGCAGAAGGACGCAAACGGGGCATGGATTAAGTTAGGAGGCGGCAACTAATGGTTGATGCAAGCACGATTGGTGTGATTCTGGCGCTTTATGGCGCAGACGTGAATGGCGAGATTCCTACGGTGCTGGTAACGGACAAGACGCTGACGCTGGAAAACCGCGCGGCGGACGCGAAAGCTGCTGGCGACGCTATCCGCGCGGTTACAAATACCGCTAACACGCTTTCCGCGCGCGCGAACGTTTTGTCTGGCAGCGTGTCCGGCGCGTCGATTACTGCGACGGATTCTTTCGCCGCGCCTTTTGTCGGACTGCGTGTCTGCGGCAAAAGCACGCAGGACGGTACGCCGACCCCGACTGCGCCCGTGCCGATTGTCAGCGCGGGCGACGGCGGAACGGTAACGGTCACGGTGTCGGACGGCGCGAACAAGTCGCAGACGCTGACACTGCAAACGCCGAATGCGCTTCCGGGCATCCCGGTCACATCCGGCGGAAACTACACGGACGAGAACGGGCAGCAGTGGGTCTGCGATGAGGTGGACTTGGCGCGCGGGGTGTATGTGCAGCGAATCACCAAAATCAAGGTGACATCGTCGCTCAACTGGCAGACGTCTGGACAAAAGGTTGATAGATACTTTGCTTGGTTCGCTGGCACTTCTGCGACAAATGTTCTTTGTACGCACTTTTCCACCACCGTAGGTTCGGAAGCTGTCGGCGGCGCTATCGCAAACCAAAACAACCTCATCGGCTTTGCCTATGCACAAAAAGGCACATCAACACTTGATGAGTTCAAAGCATTCCTCGACGCGAAAGAGGTGTATGTTTTGACATCGCTTGCAACTCCCGTCGAAACCGCCCTTTCCGCCGCTGAAATCGCCGCGTATAAGGCGCTGACCACCTACGCCCCGACGACTACCATCAGCGTTACTGATGGCGCTGGCGCAGAAATGAAGTATCAGCGTGACGTGAATATCGTAATCAAAAATCTTGAGGATGCGGTTGCATCCATGACGCAAAATTAAGGAGGTATCTTTATGGCAATCAACAGTAAGGCACGGCATGATTTGACGCTGCGCGCAATTAAGCGCGAGATTTCCGCTGGACGTGATGTGGCATTTTGGCTCGATAAGGCTTACACGCACCTCGACAACGGGCTGTTTAATGATGACGACATCGCGGAAATTGAGAAGCTGGCGCAGGCGTACTATGATTCGCTGGACGCGGTGGAAAATGAGGGAGTAGCGGCAATCTAAGTTGCAATTGGTAGCAAGTTAATTGCAAGTTAGTACCAAGTTTTAGGAGGTGTCATCATGCCCAAAATCGCAGTATCCGACATTCTGGGCGACTTCCAGCGGATGCTTGCCGAGCACTGGAAGTATACGGCTGGTGCAGCGGAGACGGGGAACGTTGACTGCTCCGGCGCGTTTGTGTGGTCATACCGTCAGCACGGGCAGAGCATCTATCATGGCAGCAATCGCATTGCGCGGACGGAAATTGTTGAGCTTGTCCCGATTTCCGCCGCAAAGCCCGGAATGGCGGTTTTTAAGTGCCGGAATCCGGGGGATTCGCGATATGCCTTGCCATTCAGCTACAAGCAGGGCGGCAAATACTACAACGGCGACTTGAGGGATTTTTACCACATCGGGCTGATGGGTGAGGACGGCAAGGTTCTCAATGCGCAGAGCAGCGCAACGGGCTTCGTCGCTTCACCCGTCAAATCGTGGACGTGTGCAGGATGCCTCAAAAAGGTCGAATACAAGGAGGATACACCAATGGTGGATGATAACAACGATGTTATTTGCGTCGGACGTGTAACAGCGCAGAGCGGCAGCACGGTAAATCTTCGCGCAGAGCCGAGCAAATCCGCAAAGGTGCTGGAAAAAGTCAAAATCGGCACTTCTGTCAACGTCATCGGGAATAGTGGCGGTTGGTTTCACGTCGAGACGGAGGCAAATCAGGGCTACATGATGGAGGAGTTTGTCGATGTGGGTATTTCCAAAACGGAAACACCCACGCTTGACGAGCTTGCGGAACGCATCGAAAAGCTGGAGGAACGTGTCGCCGCGTTGGAAGGCGGTGTAGGCTGACATGGAAAGCCTCACCGCTGATAAACTGATTCTGGCGCTGGGCGTGATTCTCGTCCTGCTGGGAGCATACAACACATTTTACACCGCGCGGAAAAATGCGCGAGATGAACGCAAGAGACAGGAGCAGCCAACAAACGCGCTGGCATCCAGCGTATCAGACATCAATCGCAAGCTGGACACAGACAAGCGCCGCCTTGATGGGCACGAAGAGCGCATCGGCGGCTTGCGTGACGGACTGATGGTAACGTGCGCCGGAGTACAGGCACTTTTGGAACATGAGTTACACAACGGCAACGCCGACGAAATGACGGCGGCAAGCAGGGAAATTGATAATTGGTTGAGGGGCAATGCCCTAAAGGGAGGAAATGCAAAATGAGTGAGAATTTGAAGCGCAAACTGACAAGCCGCAAGTTCTGGGCGGCAGTTGTATCCTTTGTGACCATGCTAACTATGGCGTTCGGCGTGGCGGATGAAACCGCAACACAGGTCGGCAGCATCATCATGGCGGGTGCTACGGTCATCGCCTACATCATCGGCGAGGGCATGACGGACGCAGCTGCGGTCGCGGATGGCAAGGATAAACCAAAGGAGTAACACATGAGCCGCGAAGTCGTATGGACAAAAGCGGTTGTTGATGCTTTTGTGGATGAAGCCTGTTTGTCCGATGAAGAAGAACTGATTATCAGGTCGCGGGCGAAAGGCTGGACACGAACAAAGCAATCAATGCAGTACAATATGAGCATTCGCAAGATTGACTATATTATACACACGCTGAAAACCAAGTACGACGAAGCGCAGAAATACTCCGAGATTTTACCCAAGCGGAATACAAAGAAAGCCGGGACGTAATGTCCCGGTTTTTTTTGTTGTGCACTATTCTTGCGCCTGACGCTTGCACTCAGCTATTATGGCGCGAGAATTTCTCCACTGGTTGTGTACTGCCATTGCAAATATATTTCTTTGTTTTTGCCGAGGATAAGGACACCTGCAAGCGCCTTATTGTGTACATCCGCACACCAAGCACCAATCTCTCTGCCTAAATAATATGGGTAGCCGTCAATGCGCTTTATGTAGTGTTCTGGATTCTTCTTGATAAATGCCTCGAACAAAGCATATACTTCTTCGCGCGTAAAATCTTCTTCGCAATAGTCAAGGTTCATGTTTTCCATGCTCTCTTCTCCTTTTGCTTAATTGTGGGGTTGACAAACTAAAAATGATGTGGTACAATCACGGTGTCACCTGTTTCGGCAGGTGTGGAATTGAAACAATGTGAGTATCATCATTGGTTCAGGGGAAAAGCATCAGCTTCGGCGGATGCTTTTTTCTTTGCTCTGCATCGTCTGATGCGTTTTGCGTTTGCGCTGTCCGGGGCAAGGCAATATCCGCCTTTGCTATACGGCAGATGGGAGCGAATCGTGTTTGGCGCTACGCCAAATTTCCGCGCTGCATCTTCCGGGCTATCGCCTGCGTCGATTGCGGCAGCTATGGCGGCATCGTAGTCGCTCAAAATGCCGTTGTCGATTAGAATTCTGCGAACGCGGTATTCGGACAAGCCCAATTCACGGGCGACTTGCTTTCTGGAATGCATTTTGTTGTATAGCCCGATGATGTAGGCTATATCTTGAATAGTGAGCTGCTGCATGGGGCTTCCTCCTTAGTCCCAAACGTGTTCATCGCAATAATCCGTCCACTCTTTTTCCATGTCGGCGATAACTTGTGTGTAGTCTTCGCCGTCGATGATGCGTTCACGCGCCTTGCGCCCGGCAGAGCACTTCGCAACGTTGCTTGCGCGCGAATAGTCTTCTGCTTGCAGCATGGCAGCAGCTTTCGGGTATTTCTCGCAAAGCTCGGTGGTGCTGACGGCGGGCTTCGTCGGCATCCGCCCTTCTCCGTCGGCTATCACCTTATCGTAGATGTAGTGGTACTTGTCCCACGCGCTACGAGCTTCCTCAATCTCCTTGATTCCGGGGATGGCATCGCGGCGTGCTTCGCGTTCCGAGCGGATGCGGTCGGCTTCTTCGCGCGCTGCGTCGCGTTCCGCCTTTTCTTCCAGCAGAATCGTTTTGATTTCATCCAGAACAGCGGGTTCGGGGCGCTTCATCGTTTTCTTCAAGCCGCTTATGCGCATCCTTCCGGCGTTTTCTCCGTCGGTGACGATGGAAAACTCAAACCGGTGGTCGTCATAGAGCTTTCTGGCAGAAGCTGACAGCTTTGCGTAGTTTTCGGGCTTCATTTCCTTACCTCTTTCTGTCTGGGGCTTTTATTTTGTACCGCCCTCCTGACACTATTATTATATCACAAGATATATACTTTGTCAATATCTTTTTAGGGTTTTCCGCAAGTTTTTTTGCAACTTTCCCTCTTATTCCTTCCGCACTCTTTCCGCCAGCCACTCCGAGATGGCAAGCCGAATGACAGCAGAATCGTTCAGGCTTAACTTTTTTGCTACGTCCTTAATCTGCGCATTCTGCTCTTTCGTCAGAATGATGCACTTTGCAACCTTGTTTCCGTTTTCGCTAATCATCTGTTACTCCTCCTTTCTGGTGCTGCCGTAAATCGGCTTGCACCAGTTTCCCATGTTTCCAACTACCACCTGCGGCAAGTACGCGCCTGTGGTGCGGTCGTAGTGCATCAGCGTCAGCTCAATGCCGCGATACACGCAGCCGCGGATAACCGCCGCCACGCAAGCAGTTAACCCAGTTACATAGACTACCAGCGGACGGTCACCCGTTACGACCTCGATGTCTGACATCTCGTTGTCGTTAAAACGGGTTCCGTAATTTGACAAATGAGTCCCCACACGATTGTCCAGGAACGCGTCGACCGTGTGCTGCATCCCCTCAAAGTCTGTGGGGTCAACCTCCGTTGGGAAGATAAACTCCCCAACGGGCATGTCGTGCCGCCCAGCGCAAAGACCGACGATGACGGCATTGGCAGGAATTTGAAAAACGACGTTAGTCATAATATTCCCTCTCTTTCTGCCCTCGTACCTCCGGGGCGGGTGCATGGTTACTCTTGTTCGTCCTGCTGATAAACATCATTAATTTCGTTTGTTTCCAGTACATCCCAATCATCGTATTCGATGCTATGCCCCGTCAAAATAACGGCACCGTGGATACCGTCTTTGTATTCAGCGAGTTTGTCATACATTGCTTTTGCTGCTTTGTAGTCGCTTCCGTCGTAATAAGCGCCATCACAAGCGGCGATAAAACTGCGGTAGCCATCGCGCACTCCGTCAACGACTTCGATTTCCACAACGAAATGGTCGTACTGACTTTCTACGTCCAACTTACGAGTTCCTTCCATTTCTCTTACCTCTTTCTGTCCGGGGTTCTTTTTGTACCGCCCCTTGACACTATGTATTATATCACAAGGTATGTACCTTGTCAATACCTTTTTAAGATTTTTCGCAAGTTTTTTTGCATCTTTCCAGCGTTTTGTCTGCATTTCCCAACCGCCAGAATCGCCTATACTATAATCAGTAGGAGGTGGTGTGGTGTATATCCACTACAACCCTAATCCGCGCGGCTTGCGTGTCGGGGATTGCGCTGTCCGTGCAGCATCAAAAGCGGCAGGGGAGACGTGGGGCAGCACCTATGCGGCGCTCTGTGCGCTGGGCTATGACTGCGGAGATATGCCTAACGCCAATCACGTCTGGGGACGGTACTTGCATGAGCGCGGATTCTCGCGCCACGCACTGCCGGATACCTGTCCAATCTGCTATACTGTCGCGGATTTCTGCCGCGAACATCCGCGCGGGGTGTACGTCCTCGGCATCGGCGACCACGTTGTGTGTGCCGTAAACGGCGACTGGTACGACGCATGGGATAGCGGCGCGGAAATACCAGCGTATTATTGGGAGAGGGGGAACTGATGTATGGCGTATGGTTATCCACAATATTATCCACAAATTCCGTATTATAACGCGCAGCAGACGGCGATGCCCGACCAACTTGCGCAACTTCGAGCAGCACAGCAGCCGATGATGCAGCAACCAGCACAGCCATCAAGCAACGGATTGATTTGGGTGCAGGGTGAAGCCGGAGCGAAAAGTTACCTTGTCGCCAACGGTTCGAGCGTTCTGCTGATGGACAGCGAGAAGCAAACGTTTTACATCAAGTCAGCGGACGCGGCAGGAATGCCGTCCATGCGCACGTTTGATTACACGGAGCGCAACGCATCCGTAAAGCCATCCAGCAGCGCGCAGGACGCTCCGGAGTACGTGACGCGGGACGAACTCAACACGCTGACGAAACGCCTTGAAGCGCTGGAAGGGCGCAAGAAGAAGGGGGTAACGCAGGATGAACCCACTGTTTAATGCACTTGGCGGCGGGCAGATGCCCGGAGCTATTGGCGACTTCCAGCGGATGATGCAGCAGTTTCAGCAGTTTCGCGCGACGTTTCAGGGCGACCCTGAGCAGGAGGTTCGCAAACTGATTGCATCTGGAAAAATCTCGCAAAACCAGCTTAATCAGCTTCAACAGGCGGCGCAGATGTTTCAATCGTTCCTCGGTTCTTAACTTTGGCTATATTTGTTGCGCAACAATTTAGCATATACTTCAAAAATCCGAAAGGAGAAAAACAATGAGTATGACTTCAGAACTCTCCGCGTCTGACGTGGCTCTGCTTTCCGGCAGAAACAGCAACCAGAACGGCGACGGCTTCTTCGGTGGCAATGGCGCATACTGGATTATCATCCTTTTCCTCTTCGTCTTCTGCGGGTGGGGCAATAATGGATGGGGTGGCTTTGGCAATCGCAACGGTGGACAGGGCTCTGTCATGGACGGTTACGTTCTCACCTCCGACTTCGCCAATATCGAGCGGAAAATCGACAACGTGAACAGCGGCTTGTGTGATGGATTCTACGCACAGGCGCAGCTCACCAATGGCGTACAGATGCAGATGGCTAACGGCTTCGCGCAGGCGGAACTCTCCCGCGCCAATCAGCAGACCGCGCTGATGCAGCAGCTTAACGCGATGCAGGCACAGGCGGCGGATTGCTGCTGCAAGACGCAGACGGCAATCCAGGGCGTGAACTACAACCTTGCCACTCAGGCTTGCGACACTCGCAACACCATTCAGAGCGGCGTTCGCGACATTTTGGACAACGCCAACGCTAACGCCAGAGCGGTGATTGACGCACTGACGGCACAGCGCATCGAGGCAAAGGACGAGAAGATTGCGGCGCAGAACCAGCAGATTTTCGGCTTGCAGCTCGCCGCGTCTCAGGCAGCACAGAACCAGTACCTCGTGAATACGATTCGTCCTTGCCCTGTTCCGGCGTACACGGTAGCCAATCCGTTCTGCTGCAATCAGGCGCAGTATTGCGCCGGGTAAGATCCAGACAGCTTCCTGCCTGTGCAGGATGAGCCGATAACGGCAACTGAAAAAGCGGCGGGGCGTTGATTGATTCGCGCCCTGCCGCTGAAAGGAGAAAAAACATGGCTGAATATACTGCGGCGGCGGCTCAAACCGTCGCCAATGGCAACAACGTCCTTTTTGCTGCAACGCCAGTCTGCGCCACGCGCTGCATCGTCCATCGTGAAGGCTCTGGCATCGTAACGCTGCGGGGAATTACCAACGGGCAGTGTCGCGCACGTTTCCGCGTCAATTTTGGCGGCAATATCGCCATTCCGACGGGCGGCACTGCCGGAGCTATCTCTGTCGCGCTTGCAATCGCGGGTGAGGTGCTTCCGGCTTCTACCGCCATCGTCACCCCTGCGGCAGCGGCGCAGTACCAGAACGTCAGCGTCGACACCTTTGTTGACGTTCCGGCGGGGTGCTGCACGACCATCAGCGTCAAGAATACCGCTGGCGTGGATATTGACGTGCAGAATGCCAACCTGATTGTCACGCGCGTTGCGTGAGGAAAGGAGAAACGCAATGAAGTATCTGCATGAACTCAAAGAGAAACTCTGCGAAGAGCTGCAAGAGATTGCGGAAAAGCAGGATATGTCTGCTGGCGACCTCGAAGCCGTTCACAAGCTGACGGATACCATCAAAAACATCGACAAGATTGAGATGCTGGAAGCGGACGGGTACAGCAATAACGGCGGCGACTGGGAAGCGCGTGGTAGCTATGACGGTATGTACCGCGATGACCGATACAGCCGCCGTGGACGCGATATGCGCGGACGGTACAGCCGCCACGACGGCACGGACAAGCGACTGATGGACGAGCTGGAAGAGCTGATGCGCACCATCGAGCCGGGGAAGCGTGACGTGATTCGGCGGGCGCTGGAAGAGCTGAAAGAAGCATAACGGAAAGGGGCTGGCTGCGTGGTTACGCTGACGTGGATTGATGGGCAGATTGAGAAGGCAATCGAAGAGGGCAACAATCCGCAGAACATCCGCGATTTGGCGGCGCTGATTACAGTGCGTGAGTACCTCGCCACGCGGTCAGCCCCAAAAGCCGATGCACAGAGCGTGCAAGAATCCGCCGATGACAAGAAGCGCCGGGATGCGGTTGTCCTCATGACGCACAGCGCGGACTTGGATACAGTTCCGACCATCCAGCAGGTGGAGACAGCGCTGCATTCCATCAGCGTCAACACGCCGGAGGAACGGAAGCGTGTGCAGGATGCAAAGAAGTGGGCGCAGATTATCTCGCAGAAAAACGCTTGACAAGCCGATTAGAAACGCTTATAATAAGTATGTACTGGTATCTTCCTTTATCCATTTTCCCTCATGCGTTGACAGAGCATGAGGGGCTTTTTTTTTGACCCCCGTTTTGACTACTTCGCGCGACGGAAAGAGAGTCAAAATTGCGAATCTGGGGATTGTATATTCCGGCTGATTGCGCTATAATCAAGCATTATCAAGGGATTGCTGGGAATCCTGAAACCTCGCCTAAAAAAAGCATATTCATGACATGGGAATATCAAAAAATCGTGAATCCGTTGAGAATGCAGCATTTCAAGGCGCTTTCCTGATTTTTT